GCCAACGCAAGATTCGTGTTCCATGGCTTAGAGTCTCCTTCGCCCTACCAGACCATTGATACTCTAAAACTGGCCCGTAAGCACTTCAAATTTGACAGCAACAAACTAGACTATCTGGGACAGTATTTAAAGTTAGGTAGAAAGCTCCCCCACACTGGCAAGCACCTCTGGTTCGGCTGTATGGAGGGTGACCCCGCTTCTTGGAAGCTGATGAAAGCATACAACGTGCAAGACGTGGTACTACTTGAGAAGGTCTATCTAAAGCTCAGAGGTTGGGCTACCACGGGACCGAACCTTAATGTAATCTTCGGTGGAGTATTCAACTGTCCGGGGTGTTTCAGCCCTTATGTCGTTAAAGACGGTTTTAAGTATCGTAATGGAGGGGTGAACCAGAAGTATCGGTGTAAGAACTGTGGGCTATCTTCCGTGGGGGAAAAGGTTAAAACGGAGAAACCTCTTAAGAAATAGTTATCCACTTGCCAACCTCATACAGGGGTATCACACTTAGTATGTTCGATTATTAGTTAAATTATAATTATGGAAATATCAACAGAGTTTTTGGTTTTAGTGCCAGTCGTTATCGGTCTAGTAGAAGTGTTAAAGCATATAGGTCTTGTAAGTAAGTTTTTACCACTAGCTTCCCTAATTCTAGGTGTGGCGGGGATAGGCTTGCTTGACGCCTTTACAGGAGCAAATGTCTTGCAAGGTATAATCGTGGGGCTAACAGCTTCAGGGTTATTCTCTGGCACAAAATCAACTCTTAGCTAAGCCCTCGCACGAGGCACAGTATGAGATATGTTATTATTATTCTTGCAATTTTGGCGTGTTTATTTCTACCTATTAGGTGGTCTATTGCAGAGGCCCCAGAAGCCCCAAAACTGCCCCCTATACGCGAGTATGCGGAAAAGAGGGTAAATGAGGTGTTTGGCTCTGGGTGGCTTTCTTTTGAGGCTATAATAGCCCTAGAGAGCCGTTGGGACCCGGCTGCCCAGAACCCCCACAGTTCTGCCTACGGACTTTGCCAGTTTCTCAATTCAACTTGGAAGAATGGCAAAACTTCTAACCCGTACGAGCAGATAGACGAGTGTATTGTTTACATCTCGGAGCGGTACGGTAATCCACAGATTGCATTAAAGTTTCACAAGGCACATAATTGGTATTAGGTATCATCCCACCTCAGGATACCAACGTTCCTTGGGCTATCTCGCAAAAGAACAACATCAATTTATATAAACATAGAAACGACTTCTCGGTGGGCAAAGATTCCATTTTATCGATGGAATTTTTGTTTATATTCGGTTATCCCCTTGTTTTTTGTTTTTTAAGGAACACAATTTATTTGGAATTGACAAGGAGGGGACTGTGAAACTCTTTACCAGCGATGGTCGGGTGTTCTATGAACTTGGCGGCGGCTACTTGCTCTACCTCTGCACCACAGAGGAATACAAGCGACTCTCCATCAACCAGGTCAAGGAACTCGTGGCAATTCGTTTGAGGGAGAAGCAACTATGAGAATACTACTCATCGTGTGTGTGATGCTCTCCTCGAGCTTCCAAGCACCCACAGACTTCAACACTCGGCTCGTTGCAAAACTTTCCGAGATGACGAAGACGGAGATGCCGAAGAAGCTCGAAATTGAGCTGGTTTCGCAGAAGAAACTGCAAGACCAGTTCAAGGGCGAACAGATGGGAGACTGCCTACAGGAAACTAACGGCAACTTCCCCTACTGCATTCAACTCGTGGAGTCCATCAACGTGTTCATTCACGGACACTGGATTCCCGAGAAAGACCCAACCCACCTGCACATCGTCCTGTGGGAAAAGGCGGGTGCGGACGTTCTCGTACACGAGTACCTTCACTGGTGGCTCTCATACAAGACCGAACCGAGGGGGATGGTCAACACCGAAAGCATCGTGGACATCATGGTGCGACAAGTGATGACCCACCCCGATTTCATCGAGTGGCTTGGAGGTGTTAAATGAGTGAAGTCCAGGTTCCATCGGCGACCTTTCGATGTCACCACTGCCAGAAACCGATGCCTGTCACTGGCTCGTACTGGCACGAAAACCAACTGTTCCTGTACGGTACGTGCCCTCACTGCGAGGAAGATGTGCCGTTCAGGGTGGACGACCTCTACGCATTCTTTCTTGACCGAGTTCTGGTCAAGGGGAACAAGAGCGTGAACTGATGACGGCGAAGGTTTCGTGCCTACGCTGTGGGAAGGTCTGGTCGCAGAATCTCGTGGTGAGTATGGATTTCGTAATAGAACTCTACGCCATGACGTTCTGTGGCTCGTGTCGGAAACGGCTGATGGAGAATGCTGAAAAGCAATTCGGCTACAAACGGCTCCGCGTTGAAGAAGATGACGGGGCCTAGGAGGCAAAGTGAAGCGCTGGCGCAACAAGCACCACCTCATCCCACGTTCACGGGGGGGAGACAACAGCAGGAAGAACCTCTTGTTGATGGATGTGCTTCGACACACTCATTGGCACAAGGTCTTCGGCAACCGAACACTCGATGAAGTTATTTCCTTGCTTCATAGGGTTAAGCGTGCAAAGGAAAGGGGGTAGTCGTCAGTGTATATCTGATTCCTACCCCTTTCTATTTGTGCTATACTTTAAATGTGAAAGACTACACTACTGGAAAGATTAAAAAAGAACTGGATGCCATTTTCTCTAAATATATACGACAGAAATACGCTGTTGATGGCATGGTTTCTTGTTACACTTGTGGCAAGATTTTTGAAATCAAAAGAATACAGAACGGCCACTTTGTTTCAAGGAAACATTTAGCTACTAGGTGGAGTGAAGAAAACTGTCGCCCACAGTGCTGGGGCTGTAACGGATTCGGCAGAGGAATGACACTAGAGTTTGAAGAGGGCTTAATTAAAGAATACGGAAGAGACAAGGTAGAGGCTATAAAACAAAGCAGACACCAAACCTTAAAGCTAGACAGGGAGTGGTATCTTGACAAAATAGAGCATTATGCTAGACTAATAGAGTAATCGAAGCTATTGTCCTAGATTACACCAAATTTGAGTTATCCACAGAAATCGCTTGCAAAGGCGGTTTTTGTGCTTTATGATGTGTTAGTGGCGATTAACAGTAACAACGAAAGAGTTTTCTGCTTAGAGAATTTTTCCGTTGTTAATCGCAACGTAGAGGCCGCCTAGAAATGGGCGGTTTTTGCGTACAATTCCTTTACAAGTGCTTTAAGGTAATCACTTACAAAACTTTATCTTAATGTAGTGAGTGGAGTAATATAGCATTATAAACTTTCCCAATAACGCTATACCCTCTGCTCACTATAAGTCTACTCAACATATGATGCTATGACTTTAAGTCGGGGGGAACTGGGGGATACCAGCTATGTATATGAAGAGATATAAAGGATACATAACAAAGCAAGTAATCGAGCCTACCGAGAAAACATTATCTAGGGGTAGCGCAAGAGTACCTAAATTACCTAAAAGAATAGTAACAAGGAGACCAGGCATATGGAGAATACCGGACAACTTTTAAAAGAATACGATTTAAGCAGATTTCGTGTAACTTATCCGAAATCACTTTTTGAACCCTCTAAAGAAGAGTTAGTCTACTATTTAAGTAAGATGCGATGTCCTATTTGTTTCAGGCGGATTTACTGGAACCGAGATAGAACTAAGGCCTTCTGTAAATCTAAAAGGAAGGACAAGTTCTTTATCAAGGCGGAGACGTTGAATAGGTATATATGAAAACTTCTGAAGAAATAGTTTGGGATTTAGTGGGTCAAATAGAGTGTAAACAATGCCACGAGATTATTGAGTTTAAAGGTTGGCGCAAATTTATTATGAAATCCATAATCAAGTGGCTTCTAAAAACTATGTCTGTAAATGATGTAGTTGAATTTATGAGGAAAACGTACGCAAAACACGGCCACTAAATTACTTGACTTCCTAAGCGGTTGGGTGTAATATGTTAGTATGTCAATGATGACTCAAGAACATTATCAGTATATTAAATCTCGTGAGAAGGAAGCTATGAAGAATAAACACGCACAGGCACTAGGAAGAATAGGAGGTAAAGTAAAGTCTACTAAAAAGGCTAGGGCAGCACGGCTGAATGGCAAGAAAGGTGGCTATCACAAGCATAAAAAGTTATCCACAGGGTAGTAGAAAAAGGGCTTGACTAACGAAACGCTTGGGTATATGATAAGAGAGTAGAGCAATCTACAAAACTGGAGTGAGGGGGAGCGAGAGACGGCGAATTGGGTGGGGCAACATATTAAGAGGTATTCCACTTAATCCCACACTGGTTCCACCGCAGTACCAATCCCCCGAAGTACTCCACTAAAGGCTCATTGAAAACTAGAGGCAGAAATACCTAGAACACGCTAAAGTTTCTTAATGCTAATAGCACGGCAAGGTATCAGTTCACCTCTTTAGTATTCAGTGTGTCTTAACTTATCATTAACTTAAATAACATGACTAAAGAACAAGAAATAGACTTTACAGAAAAAGAACATAAAGGCGGGCAACATAAGTTCGCAGAACTCCCTAAAATCTGTTACGAGTGCCACCTACAGGAAGAGATACACAAACACAATATGGAAGCATTAGCAAAATATAACCCAGCTAAATATGCCGAATAAAATATTAAAAATCGTACTGAATAAAAACAGAGGTCTTGTAGGTGAAATGCAACTAGACCTATACGAGTTAGACCTACTAAAGTTTCCTAGCCCGTTCGCCCTAAGAAATAGTTTGAAATTTAACAGACTAAGACAACTATTCAAATGAAATCACCAGAAGCATGGAAAGTAATGTGGGAAGGAATGATGTTCATCTTGTCCCTAGTCGTAATAGTCGGAATATTAATAATAATTAGCCCAGAACAACTATGAAAGCAACATTTAGAATCCCCACAAAAGAATATGCTTACATAGAGCTTACTGAAGTGGAGGTAGTTGATATGAATGAAGCCCATGAAAAGTATTTAGAGCTAGAAAGGGTTATTACTGGTCAAACAGGACTACAAACCAAAGAATGGAACCAAGCATTAGATAAGTATTTATCAACCAATAGTTTAACAGAGAGTGAGTATATGTCTATGTCTGCCGAACAAAAGCATATAATCCAAGAGATTAAAAAGTGCGTTAAAAGAATAAACAAATGAAATTTACAATAAACACAACAACAGGTAATTGGTTAGATAAGAAAACATTAAAGACTGGAGACCTTATCAAACTAACCACTGAAGCTACTGAAATTCCGAATTCAAAAGGAGAAGGAATGCAAGTCGTAGCTAAGTGTAAAGTTAAGGGTCTTACAGGAGATGATGCAAATATATCTATAAATAAACCTTCTAAGAATGCCTTGATTGTAGCCTTTGGTGAAGATTCAACAAACTGGATAGGCAAGCCATTAACAGTTCACACTGAAAAGACGGTGATTGCAGGTAAGAGAGGGATTGCTGTATATCTTATTCCTGAAGGTTTTGAAGTTACTGAGGATGAAGCAGGCTATGTAGTAGTTTCTAAGATTGGCGTAAAAGGACCAGTTCCATTAAATGGCGTAGAGTATCCTGAGGAAGAGATTAACCCCGAAGATATACCTTTCTAAGCCCCTAATAGCCCCATAGAGCAATTTTATGAGTGAAAACACACAAAACCCTGAAAGAAGCATAGACACCATCCTAGAGTGGTTTAGTGAGACTGTACAAGCTAAGAAACCTATACCACCTACAAAATGGGTAGAAGCAGGAGAGTTCTTGAATGTTCTTATTGGAGGAGAGAATGACAAACTCGCCGAACTAGAACAAAAGTGTGCCTTAGAAAAACTAGAGCTTATGAAGGGTAGTGCGAGTGTTGCAGAAGCTAAAATGAAAATAGAGGCTACTGACATTTTCAAAGAATCTAAACGACAAAAGAATAAGATTGCTCAAATTATAGAGTTTATAAGATTAGCAAAATTACACGCTCGTATTTATTCTGATGAATTAAGAGGAAACTAACGTGAACAATCAACACGAAAAAATAATAGAAATGTGCTATGATATGAAGTATCACTGTCAAACAGAATTTTGGCGAATCTCTAAATCACCACACAAGCGTAGAATAGAAATCGAGGGGCGCAAGAATCGAGACGAGAAACCTACTGGCAGATTCATCTTCATAGAACAAAAGTGTGAACACGGTATAAGCGGGGCAAAGGACTACATGATGGTGGAAAATAACAACTGGGTAGACCCTACCCCACCAAAGCAAAAGGTCGAAATAATTAACGGCGTACCAACTTTATTTGTATGACCCAACACTTAGCTGAACCACTACAAAAGGAATTAGAGAAAATCGTCCAGCGTGAATCAAATTACGAATGGGCGCAGAACTTACAAAGTGGTAAACTTATGAGAATACGAAGACACAAAGTTGAGAAGCCATTACTAGGGTTGGTCGAAGTGTTTAAAGCAATGCGTCCTTAAATATATGAAAGACGATTTTATAAAGAAGTTGGAGCGACAAGCATTGTTCTGGGGTTGGGTGAAAATATTAGCGGTAGTAATTTGGTCCGCCTTCGCAGTAATATTATTAGTTGATTGGTTGTAGCGTCCCTTAAAAACATGTTAGAGGAGGTAGAGTGGTTCGGCTAGGGAGTAAAAAACAGGGAGATTACGTTCAAATCGTATGAAAATCGTCTAATGGTAGGACACCCGCTAGCTATGCTCTCTCGGCAAACCCCTTTACCCCAACATTATCAGTAATAAGAAAAATTATGGAGAAGTTACAAAAAGCAATAGAATACATAGCATCTTATGCATCAAGTTATGGGGGTGCAATGCATTATAGGGAAGTTTTAGAGATATTAAATCCGCCTAGTCCTGATAAATTCTTAGAATGCGACACTTGCCGTGCGAAACCTGGTTCGCCAGAGCTGTGTAAAGGATGTTTGCATAACCGTAGTTTAATAGAAAAATTACAATCGTAACCTTCCCCTCCCATAAAGGAGCTAGGGTAAAGAGATGAAAGAAGAACCAACAGATGAACAAAAGGTCGCATGGATAAATGAAGTCTACGAGAAAATCGCCAGTGGTGAAATTAAAATACCATTACCAGATTGGGACGAAGATGATTATTAGTTTAGGGTAAAGAGAAAATAAATGTATACATTAACTTGGAAAGTAGATAAAACAATACCCACGGCGTGTCCTGACTATGTTCCTGACCCATATACAGGGGAATATCCTAGTTTTCACTGTGCGGTATATCATTGTATGACTATTACAGAGAATAAGTCAGCCGAATTTGCCACACAAGACGAGGCATTACAGTTTGCCGCCAAAGCCCCGCAATCTTGTTACGAATTTAAACTTAATGGTGAATTAATAGAAGATACACGCCCAAGACCACAAAATATAACAGAAATTTCAGTAGGAGGAGACTTTACCACAACGGCAAATGGAACAACTACCCTCTCCCCCTAGCCAACAGTCAGTATGAAAAAGAAAACAAATAAAAATCAAATAGTAGAAATCCATATTTATGTCCATCAGGCGAACTTCAGCAGTCCTATGGCAAGCAGCGGAGCAGGGGGAAGTATTACTTTTCAGTGCACTTGCGATATGTATAAAGGAAATGGAGCCACGTCAGCACCTTGCCCCCTCCACCCTAATGGAAGACATTATGTAACAGCAACTTTTTAACCCCCACAGTCAGTAATAATAAAGATGAACCGAGAAATTAAATTTAGAGCCTATGATGAAAAGAATGGAATGGTATATAATCCAGCTTTTCAAGTGCCAGGTATAGGTCAAGTTCAACTAGACAATCTATGTAAAATCACGCCGAATTTAATGCAGTATACAGGCCTCAAAGACAAAAACGGCAAGGAAATATTTGAAGGAGATATAGTAAAAGGAGTTTTGACAGGCAAAATATTTGATGTTTATTGGAATCCTCACGGGGCGTGGTACATAAACCCAAAACACTCAAAGGGAGCACATTCACGTTTTGAAGGAAATACTTTAGAAGTAATTGGTAATATTTATGAAATAGGTCACTAGAGGATTAAACTAAGATAGGAGAATATATGAGAACGATACAAGAAATAGACTTAGAAATAAAAATAGCAGAGGCGAAATTAGCCAACATTGAACGGCTAGAACGCCAGCTTTTTGAGTTGAAAGTTCTACGAGCGAGCCTGCCAATATACATACCAGTAATAGTGTCTTATCCAGTAAGTAACCCATTATTTTAGGAGAATAAGAATTATGAAGGAAGAAACAAAATGTTGTGAAAAGTGCAATCTTGACGACCGCCTAGTTCATATACCTGGGCGAAATTTACCAATAGTATTACCTTGTACCCATTTCTGCCACTCACAGTCTATAGAGGGGGAAGAATCTAACTCTCTGCGGACTAGAAGTTGGGACAAGGCTTTTGATAAACTATTAGATGGAATGGCTCCTAAAGTCAGTAACTTCGGTGGATTTTCAGATGAAGTGGCAAAAAACGCCCTACAAGATATTCTAAGTAAATGGTGGAAAGAAGCCGACACTTTTTACAGGAACCCATTAAAGAAATTCATCCAATCAGTAGAAGATGCCGCCTATGAGCGTGGGGAAGAAGAAGCAAAATTCGCCATAATTCCTAGAATGGTTGCATATAAAGAAGGAAAAGACCGTACCCTAAATATACTAAAGGAGAAAATAGGGCAAGCAAAAGAAAAAAGCTACGAGTTTGGCTGTGGAGATGAATGTATAGACAAAGCCTTTGACATTTGCCTCTCCCTCCTATCCGATGAAGAGTAGACATTAAAAATATAAGTGGTAAACTAATATAAATGCCGCCGGATGATTTTCTAAGGTCAATCAATAACTTCTACAACTCCAAGGGCTACGCTGTTGATTTACAGCGAATGGCACTTGACTTAGACCTTGTTAATTACATGTCCACCCAGAAAGACCTTAAGAAATTTAAGGTTGCTTTTGTTTTTATATGCTTAAATCCCCTGTATTGGGAGTTTGCTAACGAAATGGTACAAGGGGCACGCAAGTTCTTCCTACCCGGCCACGAGCGAGAGTTTTTCTTTTGGACTGACATACCCGATACCAAAGAGGAGATAGTCAGTAAATACAAAGAAGCCCTATTTAAAATCGGCATAGATACTAAGGACATGGACATAACGTCAGGGGCAATAGGCCTAGAAGGTAGAAACATGGTTGTCAACACTCCCGCTATCATAGAGGGTGTGGTAAACTTAAAGACGCAAAAGGACATACACCTAATACCCACCGAGATGGTAGACTGGCCCTACCCGACACTATTACGCTACAACCTATTTCTTGGCGAGGAAGATAAGCTAAAAGAGTTTGATTACATTTTCTACTGTGATGTGGATATGAAATTCGTGGCTCCGGTGGGGGATGAGATATTAAACGAAGGAATCACGGCTGCGGTACACCCCGGCTACCACATACGCAAGGAACTCCACCCACCGATAGAATCCAACCCACAGTCTGCTTCGTACATAAAGTTAAATGGCAAGACCGTCCAAGACCCCGTGGCTCGCTCAGCTAATGGCCAACCTACAGGGACAAGATTCCTGCCCCTATACTATGCAGGAGGTTTCCAAGGCGGTAAGGCGGACAAGTTCATCGAAGCTATGAAAGGCACTAAGAAAATAATCGAGACAGACTTAAACAAAGGCTACATCCCTAGGTGGAATGACGAGAGTGCGTGGAACAGATACCTACTCGACCACGAGCCGGAAACTGTGTTGTCGCCCTCGTACATCTATCCGGACTCACTCATAAAGGAATACTACGAGCCGATAGTCTGGGGTTGCTCTTATCCCCCTAAGCTCATAACAGTCACAAAGTGGTTTTCATTATCAAAAGAGGGTGGCGAGCATTTAAATAAGATGTTAGGAAAATGATTTCAATATCAATTTCAAGCTACAATCAGGCAGAATTTTTACCAGATGCTATTGAGTCTGTGTTGAATCAAGAATTCTATACTGGAGAATTAGAGTTAATAATTGTGGATGATGGGAGCACAGATAATTCTCTTACGATAGCCAAGGAATATAGAGCCAAGTTTTTAGCAGACAAGAATGCAGGCAAAGGAAGACAGCTTAAAGACATAAAAGTTATCTCGCAGGTCAATAAAGGACTAAGTTCGGCTAGGAATACAGGTATTATGAACTCCGAGGGGGAGTGGTTCTTTCCACTTGATGCTGATGACATACTAATGCCTATGTGTGTGTATAGAATACGTGAAGTTGTACAAGGATTTTGTCCTCCTGATATAGTCGCCCCATCGTTTAAAGAATTTGGTATCAGGCAAACAAATATTGTGTTAATGCGAAATCCTGGTTTTAAAGATTTCATAGAGGCAAACCGTATTCCATACTGCTCCGCTATTCGTAAATCAAAACTATTAGAGTGTGGAGGATATAGCCCAAGAATGACCTTTGGCTATGAAGATTACCACCTATGGTTTGACTTATTAAGTAGAGGTGCTACAATTAAAACAATACCGGAGATACTGGTTCTCTATCGCACTAAAGAAAAATCAATGATTCACGATGCACAAAATCATCACGAAGAACTTATGAATCAAATAACTAAGGATTTTCCAAATGCGGGACGTTAGAACTTTTATGGGAGGGTTGGGTAATAGGCTCTTTCAGTTTGCATTTCTGTATTCCCAAGTCCGTGAAGGCAAACTGCCCGACATTTATTTACAAGACTACACAATTTTTGATAAGTACCGCCCAGAACTCAAACATATTTTACAAGAGGGTGTAGAGAAATCCGACTACGTGTCCCTCCACGTCCGCCGGGGGGATTACGTAAATAACCCATATTATATAGACCTTACAACAACCGACTACTACCAGAGAGCCGTGGCCGAGTTCCCAAACGAGAAGTTTATGGTGTTCTGTGCTGACCGACAGGGGGACGACGGGGAGGATAGGATTCAAGTCCACGAATTCCTACGTAAGTTTATTCCCAACGACCGACTGTTCTACAACTCTGGTAAAACCGAAATAGAAGATTTTAATAAGATGATGGGCTGTAAGGCTCACATCATGGCGAACTCCTCTTTCTCATTCTGGGCTTCGTATTTAGGTGAAGGTAAAGTAGTCGCACCTTCACAATGGTTTGCAGATGGGCGAACAATCCCTCTGCCGGAAACATGGCAAAAATTTTAATAACAGGTTCTTTAGGGCTTGTAGGTATCGAAGCAGTAAAATTCTTTAAAGAAAAAGGATGGGATGTCGTAGGGATAGACAATAACCAACGCGCTAAATTTTTTAAAGTGATTAGAACAGAAGATGCCGAGTGTATGTCTATTGATATAAGAGACGAGTCTCACATTGATACACTTTTTAATAATTACAGTTCGGGAGATAGAACTAAATTTGACGCCATTTTACACACGGCCGCCCAACCGAGTCACGACTATTCCAAAGACCACGTGTTAGAGGATTTTGATATAAATGCACGGGGCGCAGTCATTCTCCTAGAAGCTACACGTAAGTATTGTCCTGATGCAGTGTTTGTAAACATAACTACGGATAAGGTTTATGGAGAGAACATGAAAGGCACAACTCCATTCAAGGAAGACCTAGGACTTGACTTCGCTGGTTGCCGTTCACCTTTTGGATGTTCTAAAACTGCCTCGGATATATACACGCAAGAGTATGGTAATTATTTCGGAATGAAGACGGCTTGCTTCCGGCTAGGCTGTATCACAGGAAGGAATCACAAAGGTGCAGAGTTGCACGGCTTCCTGGCTTACCTTACCCGCTGTATCAAAGAAGGAATAACATACAAGATATTCGGCAATGGTAAAACTGTGCGAGACCAGATACATGCCTATGACTTAGTTTCAGCTTGCTATGAGTTCATAATGAATCCTAAAGTAGGAGCGGTATACAACTTCGGTGGCGGACCAGACCGAGCCGTGTCCATTATAGAAGCGGCTAACCTAATTTCTAAGAAACTCGGCAAACCATGTATCCATGAACACCACGAGCCTCGTAAGGGTGACAGGGTGTGGGACATACACGACATCTCCAAGTTTCGCCAGGACTATCCGAATTGGGATTACAAGTATTCACTAGACGACATAATCAACGACCTATGCTCTTCTTAACAGGACACAAAGGATTCATCGGTAGTAAGCTCGCCAAACGACTAGATAATTTTGTAGGCGTTGATACCAAGGATGGTAAGAATTTAATAACTTGTGAGCTACCCGACAACGTAGACACTATCTTTCACCTCGCAGCCCACGCACCTGTTGAAGACTCGTGGAAAGACCCTGTAAGGACGATGGAGAATCTTTTGACTACAGTACGTCTGGTCCACCACTATCCTAATGCCAAGATAATATTTGCCTCTACTGGGGCTTCCCTTGACCCTGTGTCCCCCTATGGGTTCTCAAAGTTCGCCTGTAACGAGTATCTAAAACGCTTTCACAAAAACGCAGTGATACTCTACTTTCCCAACATCTTTGGTATCCCAAGAAGTGTGGTCGACATCTTCAAGGACAAGGACGAGGTTATCATTTACGGCGATGGCTTACAGACACGGGACTACGTGCACGTGGATGACATCGTAGAAGGGCTCTACAAGGCCCAAGAATGGCCCGCAGGCGAATATATGTTAGGAAGTGGTATTGCAACCAACCTCATACAGCTCGCCGAGGGTAAGAAAGTAATTTTTAAAGAAGCCCGCAAGGAACAGAGAGAATCAACATTACCAAACACCACCCCTAACTGGGTACCAAAAGTAAACGTAATAGATTACATCAATGGAAATATTTGATTTGGATAACACGATTTGCGAATCACGACAGGTAATCTCACCCGAGATGAAAGAGAAGCTACGTGTCCGCCCCACCTTCATAGTCATATCTGGGGGTGAAAAGAAACGTATAGAGAAACAGATGGACGGACTGCCTTGTATCATAATGGGACAGAACGGCAACGAAGCCCCTGACTGGTATAATAAGCTGACCCCAAAAGAGATTTTAGAGATACACAAACACCTTCATCAAATATCCCGGCACGCAAATATACCAGTAGATGCAGTAACTACTCAAAATAGGGGATGCCAGATTTCATTCTCTTTCACGGGACACGATGCGGACGTAAACTGGAAGAAGCTATTTGACCCGAATGGGAGATACCGAACCGAACTCCTTAAAGAGATACCCTTCAAGAGCAAGACTCTGATGGTACGTGTTGCGGGTACTACGTGTTTAGACTATAATAGAAAAGGTAATCTCAAAGGCGACAACTTAAAGCGCTACATGAAACTCCATCTATTAAAAAAAGAAGACTGTATCTACTATGGCGACAACTTTAAAGAAGGGGGCAATGACGAGAGTGTATTAGGAGTAATGAAGTGTATTGAGGTCAAAAATCCCACAGACCTCTTAAACATATTATGAGAGGAATAGTCTTATCATCTTTCGATTTATTACATAGTGGACACATTGCAATGCTAGAGGAAGCACGTAGTCAATGCGACCACCTGACAGTAGGTTTACAAAGTGACCCCACTATTGACCGCCCCCATAAAAACAAGCCAGTACAGACTATATTTGAAAGATACGTACAGCTCAAAGGATGTAGATTCGTAGATGAAATTATCCCTTACGACACAGAAGAGGATGTAATCAACTTACTCCAAGTGATTCGACCAGATGTACGCTTTATTGGAGAGGACTACATAGGTAAACCTTTTACCGGCAGTGATTTACCAATTAAACTTATATACACTTCCCGAAGACACAACTTTAGTACGAGTGCGCTAAGAAAAAGAATATCTGATGCCTAAGATTTCAGTTTGTATTCCCACACATAACATGAAGAACAAAGAGTTCTTTTTAGAGCGTGCATTGAACTCTGTAAGGTCACAGACGTTTCAAGATTGGGAACTTGTGGTTACAGAGGATGGCAAGATGGCAGAAAACACCAACAGCGCAATCAAGAAGGCAGAAGGAACCCTAGTCAAGATTTTATACATGGATGATTTTCTTGCCCACCCAAACGCACTGCAAGACATCTGGAACAACTTTGAATTTATGGACGAATGGCTCATCACTGGAGCGGACACGAACCCTCACCCTTACTGGACGGACGACATTGAAACTGGAAACAACAAGCTTGGCTCCCCCTCGGCTCTCACGATGCGTAAAAGCACCGCACTGATGTTTGATGAAAGAATGTCGTGGTTGTTAGATTGCGACCTTTATAGGCGAATGTACGACGAGTACGGTCCACCTAAAATTTTAGATAGCATAGGGGTGAACATTGGAGTCGGCGACCATCAGATGACCCACATTTTAACAGACGAAGAGAAATTAGCAGAACATAATTTAATTAGAAAGAAGTATGACTAACCCATATTTAAATTTAATAACAACTGGTAATCCTTGGGACGATAGTTACTGGAACAAAACTCCTAAACAAGAACAACCGAAACGAGTTTTACTAACAGGAATAGCAGGAAGTATCGGAATTCACGTGTTCGCTCACATCATGCACAATACGGATTGGCAAGTGGTGGGTATAGGGAGCTTTAGACATAAGGGTTTAGTAGACAGGATTGCTCTTACCCTAGCAGACCACCCAGATTGGGCACCTCGTTTAAACATGGTGACGCACGACATCTCGGCTCCTATATCACCCCTCACTAGAGAAAAGATAGGCCACATAGACTACGTGATAAACCTTGCATCATTGTCGGACGTGGAGGATAGCATACATAACCCAGACTCATTCATACGCAACAACGTGGCTCTGATGATAAACATGTTGGAGTACGCCAAAGAAGCCAAACCCGAAAAGTTTATTCAGTTTTCTACAGACGAGGTATACGGCCCAACCACAGGCAAGGATGACGGCTATAAAGAGTGGGCGCCCCAAGTACCATCTAATCCTTATGCAGCTTCTAAGGCATGTCAGGAGATGATTTGTATAGCTTACTGGAGGACTTACAACGTACCCGTAGTTATCACCAACACGATGAATAACTTTGGCGAGATGCAACAGCCATTCAAATATCCGGTGATGATACAGAAGGCCATCGCTGCTGGAGAGGAGATAACAATTCACGGCAACGAGAACGGAGATATAGGTTCACGCTCCTACATTCACTCACGCAACGCTGCGGATGCACTACTGTTCATTCTAAAGCAACCAGTGTATATGCACAAAGCGGGGCAAGCTGATGTACCCGATAGATACAACATCGCCGGGGATAAACAACTAGACAACCTAGAACTTGCACAACTCATAGCCAAGCTAATGGGCAAAGAACTGAAATACAAGCTGACTAACTTCCACCAAACCCGACCTGGTCACGACCCTCATTATGGATTGGATAATACCAAATTAGAAAAGATGGGCTGGAAGTCGCCAGTTTCATTTGAGGATTCACTAAGGGAGACAATCAAGTGGCAGCAGGAGCATCCTGAGTGGATTTCACGTAAACACATATGAGAGACCTAAGATACGGCGGTGCCCTAACGGGTAAAGCTGAAATGCAAGCAATTATAAAGTCGATTTACAAGTCTAATAAGACAGGGAATTGGCAGACTGGTCCCGAAGCGAAAGCGATGGAGGAAGAAGCTGCTAAATTTCTTGGAGTTAAATATGGTGTACTCACTACCTCTGGTTCTTGTGCTGGGTTACTTGCTCTATCTGCTTTGGAGCTTCCTAAAGGGTCGGAAGTTATCATCTCAGCCGTTACTTTTCCAACTATTTTCAATATCATACTCCAGTGCAATCTGGTTCCTGTTGTGGTGGATGCTAAGATAGGCACATATAACTTTGACGTAGAAGAAGTCGAACGTGCGATTACAAGTAAAACGGGTGCAATAATAGCCGTTCATGCAGTGGGCAATCCCTGTGATATGCCTAAACTAATGAAGGTGGCTAAGAAACATAATGTCAAAGTCATCGAAGATAATTGCGACGGCTGGGGAAGCACAATTAACGGAAGAAAAGTTGGGTCCTTTGGTGATGTCTCGATTACCTCTTTCCATGCTGCTCACATCGTCTCCATGGGAGTGGGTGGGGGAATCTTCACTAACTCGAAAGAGCTCGCCGAAAAAATTAGAATATACCGTGATTGGGGACGGCAAGCTAATACAACTAACCCGAATAAATACAAAGCACTCCCGCAAGACTACAACCCAAGGTTCGTCTACGACAAAATCGGCTACAACTTCCAAATCCTAGAGCTTCAAGCAGCTATGGGTAGAGTGCAGTTACGTAAGTCTAATAAGATAAAGAGGCTTAGAAAGAAGAACTTTAATTATCTGTACGAGAATCTAAGAGAAGTAGAAAACTTAATAATGCCAGAATGGTTGCCTGAAGCCGATGTGTGTTGGTTTGCCTTTCCATTAAGCACTGTTGGTAAGAGGGGACCCCTGGTAGCACACTTGGAAAAACATGGGATAGAAACTCGCAGTATGTTCTCAGGCGACATTACCAAGCATCCAGCCTACAAAGACAGTGAGTATAAAGTAAGTGGAGTTTTAAGAGAGGCAGACGTAATACTCAAACACTCTTTTTGGATAACAGTTCATCCTAGGCTTAAAAAATCTGACTTAGATTATATTATTAAAGTTTTTAAAGATTACTATGCTTCAACTTCCTAGAGTCACACTCATAGCCCTAGGCACAAAGAACATAGAGGGAATGTATAACGCCCTAGAGCAGAGCAGTAAAGGCATAACGTGGGGGGCAGTTAAACTCATTACACATATTCAATGCAACAGTATCGATGAGTGGAACCACGCTATCATATTTGATTTACGAAAGTTTGTAGATACAGATTTCTGTATGCTAGTACACCCCGATGGCTTTGTAGTGAATCCTGAATCGTGGAAGCCGGAATTTCTAAACTACGACTATATCGGTGCACCGTGGCCCCTACCGACTGATGACTACTCTTACCGGACACCAGATGGCGAGATAGTACGGGTGGGTAACAGTGTCAGCATACGTAGTAAAGAGATGTTGCACTTACCCTATCAACTAGAGGTAACGTGGCGTTCTTATTTTGGTAATACTAACGAGGATGGATTCTTAACCTGTCATAACCGCAGGCTTTTTCAACACTATGGGGCACGCTATGCTCCAATAGAGATGGCTAAATACTTTAGTAGAGAGATGGATATACCAGAGAATCAAGACGTAGAATCACCTTTTGCTTTCCATATGGCAGACAATTACCCAGGTCGTAATGAGCAGTATAGAGCTTTAATGAAATGATTTACGGCATATTTCACAAAGGAAGTGGGCTAGGCAACCAACTACATAGGTATGTAGCTACTAGGGTGTTGGCCAAAGAGAAAGGTTATGATTTTTCAATGATAAATACTCAGGGATTTAAAGGTTCTTCCTTTATGAATTTGGATTTGGGTTATGATATTGATTTAAAATTTATCACAGAAGAACCGTCAGGTAAAATTACAGGTATAATTCACCCACAAAAAAAACTTGCTTTATGGGAAGAATGGGATAAAAACACCTATGACCCTGATTTTAACTTTGTAGAAGACGATACCATTATAGATGGCAACTTTGAAGATGAGAAGTATTTTATAGACCACCTAGATGACATAAAGGAATGGTTAGCAACCAAGCCGTTAGACGTTCCTGATGACACATGCGTAATAGGTTTTCGTGGTGGGGAATACTACACTGTACCCGAACTTGGTTTACCGCAAGAATACTACGACCGCGCAATGCAACAGATGATGTACATAAATCCTTTAATGAGATTCGAGGTTCACACTGACGACCCTATCTTAGCTAAACAGTTCTTTCCACTAGCTAACATCATTCACGATGTAGAGAAAAACTGGCAAGCAGTAAGGTGGGCTAAGTATGCCATTATAGCCAACTCTTCTTTTTATGTTTTACCTCGCCTTATGAATGGCGGACTAACAATAGCTCCACGATATTGGAATCGCTACAACATAAAGAAGTGGGACTATCCACAGAACTATTACAAAGCGTTCACGTATATATGAAGTACATTCTCTCACGCTACAATCACGATATAGAGTGGGTCAAGGAATACACAGATGACGTGGTTCTTTACGACCGCAGTGAAATCCCATTAGAGGGAAGTATTGTTGTACCCAACATCGGTACAGACATCTACGATAAATTTACTTACATCATTGACAACTACGACAACCTACCTGATGTCGCCCTTTACTCCAAGGCGAACCTACCCAAATACATTACCAAGGTAGAGTTCGATAAGGTAAAAGATAACACTACATTCACACCATTGTTTACTCAAGGCCACCCCGAAATAATGTGTGATACTAACATACTTGTCCAACAGGGCTGGGAACCGCCAGTACCATTTTCGTATTACAAAGACGGTATGTATTACGAACTGCACTATCCAGCGTTTTTAAAATCACACCCAACTAAAGACCCGCAGTGGTGCTTTGCTGATACGTACTATGATTTTCCCTTGCTTAAACTTTTAGGAATTGATAAAATGAAGTATCTACCTTTCGCTCCCGGAAGTAACTATATTTTACCGAAAGAAAACATATTGAAACACCCAAAGTCATTTTACGAAGAGCTAAGGTCGTATTTAGAATGGGATAGATACCCCGGCGAAGCGATGGTCGTGGAGCGGGCTTTGTATACAATATGGTCATAGACGCATTTACATTTTTCAACGAGTTGGATTTACTAGAACTCAGGTTCGATATTCTCGGTCCTTACGTAGACAAGTTCATTCTTGTAGAATCCCACCAAACCTTTAGCGGTAACTCCAAACCCCTGTATTACTTTGAAAACAAAGAGCGGTTCGCCAAGTGGAACGATAAGATAATACACATAGTTGTACCAAACATGGAAGTAGACGATGGGAACCTATTTAGACGCCACTACCTCTGCTACGATGCTATTGAGGATAAACTACAAGAATTTAAAGATGATGACATAGCTTTCTGCTCCGACCTAGACGAGATATGGAATCCTGAAATACTAAGTAAAGTTGACGATGACCCGCACACGCTGATTCAACACAACTACTCCTACTATTTAAACTACCTATCCAACGAAGAATGGACTGGTACTTTGATGACCAAGATAAAGAACATTGGACCGAACTTTAATAAGCGTAATCGGACTGTGAAACCTTACCCTCTACGAGATGGAGGTTGGCACTTTTCTAACCAAGGGGGAGTAGAACAGATAATCAAGAAGCTCGAAGCCTACGACCACTCCAACGAAGTCATCCCGATGCTCTCTAAGTTCGAGGGCTATGGAATCAAGGATAGGATGGAAAAGGGCTACGACTTCTTGGGCCGCCCGTACAACTATCAAGGTGTGCCGTATCAATTTGTAGTCACAGAAGTTGAATGGCCACAATGGTTAAAGGATAATAAAGAGAAATACAAGCACCTATGCAAATCATAACAGGGGACAATGTATCTAAAGCAGTTGACTACTCATTCGGAGACCACTTTTCTTTGTGGAATACATTACCAGGTGCGTTTACTAAGTTTGCCAATGCTAATAATCGAGAGTTCCTAGACAAGGCCAAAGAGTTTGAAGGTAAGTTTATGACTCTCTATATAGATAACCTACGTCTCTACGCTCGACCTGTTAAAACCGACACAGACAACGACAAAAGTTTTGTTAACTTCCTAATGATGACTAATAACCTATTGGCTCTATGTTCCTTACTTCCTTCCAATGGCTTCATTATTTTCACAGGTCAAGAAGACACCCCAATAGACGACCAGATACAACTACCCCTAAATGTCGCTAAGGTATTTGCAGTCAACGCAGTATATAACACTGACCAAGTGGTTCCATTCCCGTTTGGCTTACAACGCAAGATGACAGACGAGGATAATAGATTAGACATAATGCTACAGAATATAGGTGACGATACAGAACCCAAAAAATTACTGTACATAAACATGGGCATAGGCAGAAACCCTGACCGCCAACCGATAGCTAAGTTTGAGACTAATAATTGGGTTACGACACGCTTTGATGAGAACTCTAAGTTCTTTCCTTATGAGAAGTACCAAGACTTCCTAGATGAAATAAAGAACCACAAGTATATGCTGTGTCCCCAAGGCCACGGAATGGATACTCATAGAGTATGGGAAGCCCTATACCTCCGCCGTGTGCCTGTAATGAAACGACATCCCTATTATGAGAAGTTAATGGCAGGCTTTCCTGTGTTGTTTGTAGATGACTGGAGTGACGTTACGGAAGAACTCCTAACCCAAAGTGACCTATATGCTAGAGCGCAGACTATGAGCTTAGACGAGCTCGACCTCGTGAAGCTCATGGAAAAGTGTTGTAAAATATAGGCAGTTCTTTGTAAAGGAGGCACAGTGCGAAGCATCACCCTGATTACCCCGCCGTCAGTATTTCTGATGGACGAGCGGGTCTTCCCCAGCCTCGGCATTCTCAAGGTTGCTGGGTCACTGGAGAGGGCTGGGTGGAGCGTGGCTCACTTGGACCTCTGCGGTTACTCAAACTATGGGAAGGTCGTGGCTGAATACGCTGAAAATGTCGGAGACCATGTCTACGGCATCACTGCTACTACGCCCCAGCTTCCCGCTGCGGTGGAGATTGCAGCCGCGATTCGCTCGGCGGACAGGTTCTCCCACATCATCCTGGGAGGTCCGCACGTAACGCTGGTGTATGCTGCTAAGAGAGTTGAACAGAAACAGGGACGGGTTGGTCGTGCTCACCGCGCGGCTGAACGCCTTGAGTCTATCTTCAGCACTCTGGTGGCAGGCGACGGCGAAAACGCCATCTTCGAGGCAGCCAAGTTCGGAGCACCTAAGGTTGTGCACGCTGATGGGTTCAAGGACGAGGGACAACGAAATTCTCTCTTCCTGACCCCACAACAGCTGAACGACTCGGTGATTCCGGCTCGGCATCTCGTGGACCTCGACAGCTACAACTACGTCATCGAGGGCGTCAAGGCAACGTCTATCGTGGCGCAGCTCGGCTGTCCGTTCGAGTGTGGTTTCTGTGCGGGTCGCAACTCGCCCAGCTTCCGCAACATTCGTACACGTGGGGCTGATGCGGTTATCGAGGAGATGGTGCACATGCACCGTGTTCACGGCATCCGTGGCTTCATGTTCTCGGACGACGAGCAAAACCTCGTTAACAAGGAGTTCCTGGAGTTCTTGGAGAAGATTACCAAGACCCAACGGGACCTTGGGACGACTTGGAAGCTTCGCGGCTTCCTGAAGTCTCAGTTGTTCAACGAAGACCAGGCCAAGGCGATGTACGAGGCGGGTTATCGCAAAATCCTCATTGGGTTTGAGTCGGGTTCACCGCGAATCCTCTCGAACATCAAGAAGCGTGCAACACGCGAGGACAATACCCGCTGTGTGGAAATCGCCCGCAAGTACGGCCTAGAGGTGAAGGCACTGATGAGCGTTGGACATCCAGGGGAATCAGAGCAGACCATCAACGAGACACGTCGTTGGTTGCTCGACATGAATCCCCCGGACTTCGACGTGACCATCATCACGCCCTATCCTGGAAGCCCGTACTACGACGATGCACTACCCACGGGTGAGACGCTGGAAGGGAAACCAACCTTCGTCTACACCTGCAAGCACGCCTACAACGGGGAACACGACCGCCTGTACCAGGTGGAACTGGACTACCGGACCGAGGTGGACTACTACAAGGGAGACCCGAACGCTTTGGTCATCTCTCACGTGTGGACTGACCACCTGTCACCGGAAGACCTCGTTCGTCACCGCAATCAAGTGGAGAAGGACGTGCGAGGCAGGCTCGGCATCCCGTACTATCAGCGGAGCGAGCCCATCGACTGTGCCTCTATCAACTTTGGACACTCAATGGGGCAGACACCAATCCTGCCCTCGCGAATGTTCCGAGTATCGTAAGTGGAAGGGGAGCTCTGCTTCGGCATCTCCCCAACCCTTTACATTTATTATTCAATTTTATATACTTAACTTAATGCGAACGTTTAAACTATTACTAAAGGAAGTCAAACAAGAAGAAGGAATCGGTGGCTACACTGACAAAGACGCCATCAAAATCGGCACGCTGATGTTTCCATTTAAAGGCAAAATAGAGGATGAGGAAGTATCTTTCAAGAAAGGTGATGAGATAGCCTACCAATACGGCAACAAGGTATCTCTTGATGGTGAGGATTTACAATTAGTTAGTCTTTCAAATATCATATGGCAAAAGTAATAGAACTAAACAAGGCTAAGCACAAGCAGTTGGATGGGATTAACAAGGTAGTAGACATCATGGCAATTACGATAGGCCCACGTGGCAAGAACGTGTGCCTTACTAACGGGGATATAGTCAACGATGGTAAGCGCATAGCTGAAGACATCACTCTAAAAGACCCAATAGAAAACAAAGGCGCTACTAAGGTACGTAACATGGTGCGCAAGATAAGTAGTGAGGTAGGTGGTGGACGTACAGCATGTGCAATCCTATACCGAGAGCTATGCCAAACAGGACTCAACCTACTAGAGCGTGGCTTTAATGCTAATCAAATCAAGAAAGGCATGGAGCTTGCGGTAAAGGACATCACAGCAGAACTCACCAAAATGGCTAAGCCAGTTAAAGGACACTTAAAAGAAGTGGCCACTATCTCAACTGAGAGTGCAGAGCTAGGAGAGGTTATTGCTAAGACTATTGAAAAGGTTGGGCTAGACAGTGTGGTAACAGTAGAAGAGTCACAAGCATTTGGTATTACCAGCGAAGTGGCTGAAGGACTAAAGTTTGACAAAGGTTATCTTTCGCCTTACATGGTAACTGACAACGAGAAACTAGAAGCTGTGTTCAAAGAAGTGAATGTGCTCATACTAGAAAACAAACTACAAGACTTTGGAGAGATTAAGCCCTTGATAGACAAAATGGTAAAAGACGGCAAGAAAGAGCTCCTAATCATAGCTGAAGATGTAGATGAATCAGTGCTACGCATATTAGCTTTTGCTAAGTTTAATGGACTATTCAAGGCACTAGCAATTAAAACACCAGGCATAGGGGACATGAAGAAGTTTTGTGTTGAAGACTTGTGCGCTCTAACAGGCGCTGAAGTGGTTAAGGACATTAAAAAGGACAAGATACAACTAGGCTACATAAAGAAAATCGTAGCCAAAAAGGATTCTAGTGTAATAATGGGTGCCGGTAATTTAAAGACCTGGATAACAACACTCAAAACACGCAGAGAACTCACTGAAAATAAATGGGAGAAAGACCAATACGATGAAAGAGTAGCTAAACTACAGAACGGCATAGCAGTTATTAAAGTAGGAGCTAATAGCGAAACAGAGATTAAATATCTTAAACTTAAAATAGAAGATGGTGTGAACGAGACCAAGAGAGCTTTAGAGGAAGGTATTGTAATGGGTGGGAATGTAGCTTTTATTCACGCTAGCAAAGGATTTATACCAGCTCCATTTAATGAAGATTACGAGAAAGGATATAATTTAGTCATGAAATCAATCGAAGCTCCCCTAAGACAAATTGTGGAAAACTCTAATGGCTCGCCTGATGTTATAATTGATAAAATAAAGGAATCAAACAGCTTGACAATAGGTTATAACTCATTAGATAATACAGTAGTGGAAGATATGTATAAGGAAGGTATCATTGATGCAGTAAAGGTAACTAAAACTGTATTACAAAATGCAGTTAGCACAGCATCAATGTTCTTATCAATACAACTAAGTATTAGCGAATTAAAAGAAGATGGAAAATGAAGAAACAACGCAAGAATCGCTGGAAAAGCGTTATGATAAGGTTCCTCCACAACTAAGGAAATATGTATTCAAGGTAGGTAACAATGCTAATCCAGGAGGTAGACCCAAAGGCTCTAAATCAATGAAGTCTTATGCTAGAGAATATCTTGAGAGTATGCCTGATGAAGATAGAATAGCCTTTCTAAACAGTGTAGACCACAAAACTATATGGGAAATGGCGGAAGACAAAGCAGGACAAGGTGTAAATATATCAGGTGAATTAACATCTAAGATAGTAAGCGTTGATGAATAATGAAAGTGAAAAGATCAAATTCTCAGAGTTATGTAAATTCTTCCCTAAACAACTAGAAGCCCTAGAAGCATCTAAGAGATTTAAATTTGTATTGTATGGAGGTAGTCTAGGAAGCGGTAAGTCATACTGGCTTAGATGGATGATGGTATATTGGTTGATGAAGCTATTTGCTAAGTACCAAATTAAAGGAGTGAGAGCTGGGTTGTTTTGTGAAGACTATCCTTCACTTGAAGATAGACACCTTTCAAAGATTAAATATGAGTTTCCTCAATGGCTCGGTGAATATAACCAACAGAGACATGAGTTCACACTAAAGCCTGAGTATGGATCAGGCATTATTGCATTCAGAAACCTAGATGATCCCGAAAAGTATTTATCAGTTGAGTTTGCAGTTATGGGAGTAGATGAAATCAATCGTAATCCTATTGTTACATTTAGAGAGCTCAGAAAGCGTCTTAGATGGTCTGGGATTAAAGATGTTAGGTTTTTAGCAGCTTGTAACCCGGTAGGAGAAGCGTGGGTAAAGAATATTTGGGTTAAGCGTTTATTCCCACCAGAAGAGAACGAGCAATATGAATTTGTGTTTGTGCCAGCATTACCGACAGACAACCCCTACTTAGATGCTAGTTATTATAAGTCTCTTGAGAGTTTACCAGAGAG